GATACTAATAAGATGAAGGCAGGTGATGGAGTCACCGCTTGGTCTGGTCTTGTTTATGTGGCTGGTGATGGTGGTGGCAGCGGCGGTGCTGTTACCAGTGTTAACGGTAAGGTTGGTATTGTTCAACTGGATAAAGGTGACATTGGACTTGGTGTAGTAGATAACACCAGTGATGCCGATAAGCCTATTTCCACAGCAACTCAAACTGCTTTGGATGGCCTGGATAAAAGTGACATCGGACTTGGTGAGGTAGATAACACCAGTGATGCCGATAAGCCTATTTCCACAGCAACTCAAACTGCTTTGGATACCAAAGCGCAAGCCGGTGATTTCACTACTCTAGCTGGTAGAGTAACATCTAACGAAGTTGCTATTCAAACCAACACAGGTAATATTACTACTAACACAGCTAATATTACTACTAACACAGGTGATATTACTACCCTTCAGACCGAATCTGGTTATAACACTGGGGCCATCACTACTCTAGATGGTAGAGTAACTACTAACGAAGGTAACATTTCCACTAACACTGGTAATATTGCCACTAATACAACTGACATTTCCACTAACACTGGTAATATTGCCACTAACGCTGGTAACATTGCCACTAATACAACTGACATTTCCACTAACACTGGTAATATTGCCACTAATACAACTGACATTTCCACTAACACTGGTAACATCAGCGCTAAAATCGGTTCACTGTCGGAAGACACCACACCTCAATTGGGTGGTGACCTTGACTTACTTGGCTTCACGATGACCAGCTCCACGGCTGAAGTCACAACGGATAAAGACTTTCAGCCTACAAATAACGGCACACAGGATCTGGGTGCGGATACCAATAGATGGAAAGATATCTATGTCAAAGATGGTGTAGACTTCACCGATAAGAGAAATGGCACCGATGCTATTTTGAGTATCAGAGGTGGTCAGATTATTCTTACCAATAGTACTGATGAAGTAACAACTGCTGTTGACCTTGGTGGCACAACTCCTGATCCTGGTCACTTTCGTAATGTTGAATTGGATGGCACCGGTAGATATACCGTTGGGCCTTCCACACTCCTTAACACCAACGGTCTTATAACCAGAGAGTTTATCAACACACCTGGTCAGTTCTTTGTCATCAATGATATTGATGGTGGTTCATTCACTGGTGGTAACAGACAATGCTTTGGTCTCGTAAGAGAGACGATGGTTGATGGTACTGACTTCAGTGGTGTCGCTGGTACTTCCGGCACACTTATGGGTGGTGGTAACTCAGGTGGTTGGTCACTGGGTGGTGCCTGGTATTATACCGCTGGTTACCCTTACATCTGGACAACTTATTCTGTAGTCGCACAGACGCCAGCTGGTTCTGGTGAGGGTTATCTTGGCACCTTTAGTGGTCAAACTAACCAGAAGAAGTGGTGGGAAGCATGTACCCTTGTGGGTGTAGGTAAGAAGATTCGTGTTGGTATCGCCGATGGTACAAATAGTGATGTAACTGGACTTAACCTGAGTAACAGACTGGTTCAGCAGTTGTGGGTTCCTCAAGAAGTCATTGATGATGCTGCAGCACTGGCACTCCTTCCTGCCTCTGTTGCCACTTACGGAGAAGGTTGGTACACCGCTTGGGGAACCAGTGGTGACTATGAGAATATGGGTCAGTTCCCCGATAGTGGCCTTGGTTATGGCGCAAGTAGACAGGCTGGAGTTGATAAGGGTTACAGATTTAGATGGTCTACCTTCGGTAACACCACACTGAATCAACTTCCTTATCTTCAAGGTGTTCCTTCAGTTAACGACCAGATTGCTGCTGCAACTGGACTCTCATACTATCTGGTATATGAGCCCACTGCCGCCGATAAAGCCGCTGCTAATGTAACACTGGCAACCGGTACCACTGCTGCCGAGAACCCCTTCTATGTCAGTAAGGAAGTTGTACTTCTTCAGTTTCAACAACCTTATACTTCCTTCGAAACTGCGGCAGCCAACATCTTTGAAATCAATCACACCGATGTCGGTGCTGTTCAATCCTCACCGCTCTTTATTACTTACCCATTGACATCAGCACAAGAGATTCTTGAGGCTGGTTTGTCTGTTCAGGGTATTGAATCTATCAGAGCCATGGTTTCTGAGATCGTTCTTCAAGCTGTTATTGGTTACTATATGGTTCGTCAGTTGGACTCCACTGATAGAGCTACGGTGAGGTCACAATTTGCTACTATTATGAATGCTGCTAACACCGGACAACTCCAAGAAGTTTATGACCTGGTGTCTCTCATCACAGCTGACCCACTTTATCCACAGGAACTCCTTGATGCCCTTCTTGAAAGAACCAGTTTCTACTTGAAGAACTATCCTGTCTTCTGATAAATAGTAAAAAAGGGTAAGGGATATGAGCATTGCCTCCCCACAAAATAGAGATGAGTTTAAGCAACATATTCTGATGAAACTGGGTGCTCCCGTTCTTCAGATTAATGTTGCTGATGAACAGCTCGACATAGCCATTAATGACGCCTTTCAGTATTACAATGAAAGGTCTCATTTTTATGGCACGGAAAGGATGTATTTAACATTCGAAGCTTCGAATGAGTTTAGAAGATGGTGGAGGTCATACTCACCAGTAGATGCCGTTATTAATGGTCCTCTCAATACTTTAACTGATTCTAGTGGTGATATATTAGAGAATGAAAAGGGAGAAATCCTTCAGTCTGAGACTGGTCGTGAAATTAATATGAGTCCCAAATACCAAAACAATTTCTTGGTTATGCCAGATGATGTAGTTGGTGTAACTGATGTTATGAAGGCCAGTTTTGGTAGTGGTATGGTGGGAGGCACCATGCCTATCGGACCTGGTAATATTCTTGCGGGTAATCTCCTGGGTGATAGTTGTGATAATACATTCACTCTCACGACTTACTGGATTATGAGAGGTTATTTGGCGATGATGGACTTTATGTTTAATCCACCCGTCAAGTATAACTTTAATCAGAGAACTCATAGACTTTTCATTGATAGTGATTTGAGTTTTGCTAAAGGTAACTATATTTGTATTGAGTGTATGGTTAAACCCTCCCCAGACATCTTCCCTGACTTGTATAATGATATGTGGTTGAAGGAGTTTGCCACCGCCCTGGTTAAAGCCCAGTGGGGTAGAAACCTGATTAAGTATAGTCAGGTGTCTTTACCTGGTGGTATCACTCTTAACGGAGACAGGATACTCTCTGACGCACAGAAAGAACTGGAAACATTAAGACAAAGATTCGCTATGGATTGGGCTGACCCTTGTTTGGATATGGTGGGTTGATATGAGTCCGTATACATCACCCTTTTTTAATAGTACTCATCCAGGTCAAACATCAGAACAACTTCTCATTGATGACTTGGTCGTAGAGCAGATTGCCATCTATGGTATCGATGCGATGTATCTACCAAGGAGGCATCTGAACCTGGATAAACTACTTCACGAAAGCACAAAGAATGCCTTTGAAGTGGCGATGCCTATTCCGATGTACTTGAAGAGTTTCAGTGGATATGATAACTCAATGGAGCTTCTTACTAAGTTTGGTGTGAGGTCTTCCGATGAAATCACATTGGTGATGTCAAGGTCTCAATTTACTTCTTACTATTCCCCATATCTTAAGTCTTACTATAACGGGATAAATGGTAATCCACCCACAGATATACTCAATCCCCTCGATGGTGAGATTGCCACGAGACCGAAAGAAGGTGACTTAATTTACTTCCCATTCGATGAGGGTATCTTTGAAATCAAGTATGTGATGTTTGACTCTCCCTTCTTCCAGTTAGGAAGAGGTTATGTGTTTGAGTTACAATGTGAGAAGTTTGAGTACTCTGGTGAAACCTTCAATACTGGTATTGATGATATTGATGAACAACAAGCCAGACCCGACTATTATAGAATGGAGTTTGAAGTCAAGAGTGGTGGCACTGGAACCTTTAACCGACTGGAAGAAGTTGACATTTACGACATTGTAGTGGAACAGAATCTCGGTACTGAGCTACTAAACCCACTGACCACAGAAGAGAGAATAGAAATTGTAGTCCAGGATGTTTTCCGACTCTACAATGATGCCGGTTTCATTAATCGAGTTGATAAAATCTCCGGTAGGGTTTTGGAGTGGAATAAACCAAAGGGAAAACTGATTGTCAATGACCTATCAGACCTTGACCCAGACCAAGAAGACGAGAATAAAGATGTCACAATCAATAAGTTTGATGTGTCATTAGTCGTTGGTCGTGAGAGTGGGGCTCGGTATGTGACTATCAAGGCAGAGGCTATGGAAATGCCTTTCTCTGATAACAAAATCCTTCAGGATGAGTTTGACGATATCAAAATTGTGGATATCTATGATGATAATCCATTCGGTTTCGTATAAATAGTGGTAGATAAGGAGAAATAGTGCTCGGACGTTACTACTATCATCAGATTTTTAGGAAGTCTATCCTTGCATTTGGTACTCTTTTCAATAACATTATTGTTAAGCGAAAAGACCCAAATAGAAAAGATAAGAATTCACTAGAAAGTTACAAGTGTCCCATACAATATGGGCCATATCAGAAATATTTGGCAATGATTGCCTCGGAGCCCATCTCCGAGAGGCAACCATACCAGATTAGTTTGCCTCGCATATCTTTTGAGATTAAAGGTCTAAACTATGATGGGTCAAGAAAGCTGGTCCCCACTCAGTTTGCTAAGAGTATTCCACAGAAAGGAAAAGATGCTGAGGGAAAACCAGTACAATATACTCAATATCTCCCTGTTCCTTATAACTTAGAGATTGAAATGGCGATTATCGCCAAGAATCAAGATGATGGACTACAAATCATCGAACAGATTCTTCCCAATTTCCATCCTTCATTGAATGTTTCTATTGAAGTCATTGATGAAACTCATGAAGAGAGGGACATTGCCATTGTTTTGAATGGTGTGGGTTATACTGACGACTATGAGGGTGATTATACACAAAGAAGAACTCTTATCTGGACTCTTAACTTTACCGTCAAGACCTATCTATTCGGTCCTGTGGATGTTTCCAAGGATATCAGAAAGATTACCCTGGATTACAGAACAGATACCGTCCGTCGTCCTGCCGAGGTTCGTTATACTGCCGAGGTGGAATCTACAGATACTCCACCCAAACCAAGAGACGAAATCGATCCAGACAAGGACAACTACAGAGTTGTTGAGAAGTTCGAAGACCTCTTTGGTGATGACCAGGACTACTTTGGAGTTGGCTAATGAGTACATTTGACTCTCTTGATAATACATTTGATATTGTTCCGACCGAAGTTACCACTGAAATTAAGAAAGCAAAACCTCTTAAGGTCGGTGATAGAGTTGAAGATAGGGAGAAAGATTATCAGTATGCTCGAGCACAACTCTACAACATTGTAGATAAGATGCAGGAGGCCCTTGATGGGGCTTTAGATGTGGCTCAGTCCACAGAC